GTGGCACAGCGGAGCGGAGCCGATCCGGCGGACGCCTTGGAGGCAATACCGGGCTTCTGCGACCTGCGCAGAACGAAAGTAGGCCGCTACTGTGCCGCCTCTTTACGCTGCCGCACCTATGCATGGCTGTGTGCGGACAGTGACGGCGGGTGGTGTCGCGGTGACACGAAGCACCTTCGGCCACCCGCCGCAGCCTAACAACCAACAGGAGGAGGATACGACATGACAGCAAAGCCAATTCCATCACCGCCCAAAGTACAAGCGCCGCCACAAGCGGGCAAGCCCAGGGAAGAACCCAAACGATTCACCATCACTACCGGCACCGTCCAATCCGCACAACGCATCGGCATCTACGGAGAATCCGGCGCGGGCAAGACCAGCCTGACATCTGAGTCTGGTCGGCCAACACTATTCATCGACCTGCAAGGCGGCACGCGCAACTTGGACGTTGCCCGTATCGAGGGCGTATCCAACTGGGACGATCTTCGGTTCTTGCTCAGGGACAAAGACCTGCTCAAGCCCTATGACATCATTGCCATCGACACGGGCACGGAGGCGCAAGACCTGGCAGAACAGTGGACAATCAAACATGTGCCCAATAGCAGCGGGAAGTACGTACAGAGCCTCAAGCATTTCGGATACGGCGAGGGGTACAGCCTGATGTACGACACGTTCTGTCTTCTACTACAGGATATGGACGGCATCATTGAAACCGGCAAACACGTGGTCATGATCCTGCACGCGACCCCCGAGCGCGTGCCCAACCCTGCGGGCGATGACTATCTTCAGGTGCAGCCACGGTTACTCAGGGCTAAGAATGCAGACCTTCGCGCCCGTGTGCGGGAATGGCTTGATCATCTGTTCTACCTCGAAGTGGCAAAAGACCTGGCAGACGGCGGCAAAGTGCGCTCGGCATATCGGTTAGTACACCCCACCGAACTCCCCCACGCTTGGGCGAAGTCCCGCACACTGTCAACCCCGATGCAATATGACCTTGGAACTGGCTCAACCATCTGGCAACAGATACTTCGCTAACGAAAGGAAAACACGCTATGGCATCTCCTGGAACGTATTTCGGAATCCCCAAAGGCGGCTTGATGGACACGACCAAGAAAGGGACCGCGTATCTTGCGGTAACCGTTCAGATCACCCATCGGCTTGACGGCACAGAATGGCAGGAGATTGAACCGATCATTGCCCGCGTGCCGGTATTCCTCAGTGAAAAGGCATGGCCGACAGCACAAAAGAAACTTAAGGTTATGGGGTTCAAGGGCGATTTCCAGTCCCCACAATTTGATTGCCCCAACGGCCTTCAGTTCCGCGCAACCGTCAACGAGGGTTATACCAACTGGGATCTAGTCGATTGGTCGGGCGGGGGTAGCCGTGAGGCAACAGCCCCGGCCGCGTCGGAACTCTTGCGCCTCAACGCACGGTGGAAACAGGAGTCCGGCGGCACACCGCCACCGTCTTCCCCGCCTACTGCGCCTGCGCCAGTTGCGAATACCAAGAACGATTGGGCCGATGAAGGGGAGAAAATGCCGTGGGAGAAATAACGCCGCATCCCGCCTTGGCAGTGAATAACAGAATGATTTTCGAGTGTATCTCACGGAGCAAGGGGGATCTATTCCTGAGCCTCGCTCAGGTACTCCCCCCCGACCTGGAGCTACGCGATGTGTGGACCATATTCGACGCTATGTGCGCTGACCTTTACGTTACTGCGGGCGTGCATGGAACTCCAATGGAGGATACCACCAATGGCGGATTACGAACCAGCATTCAACCGACTCCTGGAGCATGAGGGCGGGTATACCGTAGACCACGCGGGACCCACGAACTACGGTATCACCCTCCGCGTGCTTGACGTGGACATTGACGGGGACGGGGACATTGACGAAAGCGATATATCGGCACTGACACCTGCGGATGCAAAAGAGTTCTACCACAGGCATTGGTGGGCGAACTACCGCTACTATGTCATCCAAAACCAAGAGATTGCAACCAAGGTGCTTGACCTGAGCGTGAACATGGGACCGAAACAGGCCCATCGTCTGGTTCAACGTGCCTTGCGTGCGTGCGATTTCAACGTAATCGAGGATGGTTATCTCGGCCCCAAGACCTTTGGCGCAATCAACCAGGCCAATCCCCATGAGCTTCTGGCGGCTATCCGGTCTGAGGCCGCAGGGTTCTACAGGTTGATTGCCGACAAACATCCGAACTACCGGCGCTACCTGACAGGATGGTTGAACCGTGCCTACGCATGACCCTATCAATCACCCGCGACACTACACTTCGCACCCAAGCGGTGTGGAGTGCATACAGGTCGTTGAACACTTCCCCTTCAACATTGGGGCGGCTATCAAATACCTCTGGCGAGCGGGTCTCAAGGGTGACGCTATCGAGGACCTACAGAAGGCCGAGTGGTATTGCCGCCGCGAACAGGAAAGGCGTCAGCATGAGCGAAGAAAAGTACCCGCCATATCCGAACCAAAAGCCGTGGATGCGCATCGTAAGCGCCATTGTCACCCTTGGAATCCCGTGGATTTGGAGAAAGGTGATTAAGAAATGAACCGTATCGTTCCATACGAGAAGGTGCGCGGTGCCATTGCCACGGGCGATTTAATCGCCTACAACGGGCGCGGCCCCTTGTCTACCCTGATTCGGTGGGTATCCGGCTACCCGACGCACGTTGCAATGGTTAGCCGGGTACTCGATACCAACGGCGATGACCGGGTACAGACCATCGAAAGCACCTCGATGAAGGTCAGCGGGGAACGTATCATCGGCGTGCAGAGGACCTATCTTTCCGAGCGGTTAGCGAACTACGACGGCGATATATGGTGGTTGCCGCTGTGTACTCTAAGGGCGTGTCGCATTCTGCGCAACAAAGAGCGGTTCCAGGACCTGCTAGACGCCCGTGAAGGGGCACGCTATGACTTCCTGGGTGCATTGCGGGAAGGGTGGAGTAACATCTTCCCACGCCTGTTTCCGGTCCGTGAAGTAGATCGCCGGTTCTTCTGTTCGGCTCTGGTCACCTACATCTACACCAACATGGGCGTACTGCCAGAGCGGTTGAATTACCGGACAATAAGCCCGAAAGAGTTGTGTCAGTACCAGTTGTACAGTCGGGTCTACCAGCTTGCAGGTGTACCAAAATCCATTCCAGATTTCAACACCGTGGAGATATGACACATGGACAGACTAAAGCGGGACATGATTTTTGCCCTTACAGCCGTGCTGGCGATTGGGTTCAGTGTGGGTTTCGAGGTTGGGTGCCGGACGACGCGGACCCATACCGACGGCACAACCGAGATGACCGAGATTGACCACGAGGCGTTAGCGGCATTCATCGGTCTGGCCCGTGACGTGCTGGAGTACAAGGGGGCACACGATTCCCTTGCCGAGGTGGCGTCTATTCAGCGCGACATGGAAGCAATAGTCGTGGATGGGCGCATTACTAAAGAAGAATTGGCGTTGCTCAGAGAACTGTACGAATCCACAAACAAGGTCCTGGAATCCGAAGGCGTAGTAATCCCGGAGAAGTAACTTGGACGGTCTCTTTGTACCGATAACCAATCCAATTACGTTTCGGTCACTCAGTGATACCAAGACGATACTGCACCTGGGCGACCTGCACTACGGGCATCCCGGCTTTTGTGCTACCCGGTGGGACCGTATCAAGGCGAAGTACCGGGGCAGAAAAGACTTGCTCTGCATCGGTATGGGTGATTATTGGGACTTCTCTCGATGGTCAGACCGTCAGTCTATTCGCCGGTCTGGCGTTGGGTCGTCCGCTCAGGATTGGCTTGATGATAAGGTCATGGACGATGTGAAGGCTATGGCCGATGAACTAGGCCAGTTCAAATGGATTGGACTGTTAGAAGGCAACCACGACTGGGATTTCCAAGACGGGTCAACTGCAACGTCCCGGCTCGCGGACCTGCTTAGCGTGCGATACCTGGGGACCTGCTGTTACATTTGTCATCAGATAGAGTGCCAGGGTTGCAGGACCACGCTAACGCATGTCTGTCACCACGGCATCGGGGGCGGGGCCAGGACCATCGGCGCAAGCATCAATTCGCTCGAACACTGGACCAAGGCATTCAGGGCAACTATCTATGCGATGGGGCATGACCATTCCAGTTTCGTGTTGCCCTGCACATACACGCCGCTATTCGGTCGCATCAACGCCAAGACCCACGAGGTAGACATTGTGGAACATGAGTCTTGGTTTCTGCGTAGCGGGTCGATGCTGCGCGGGTACATACCCAATGAGCGAAGCTACATCGCAACAAAGGCATTACCGGCCCGTAGACTGGCGTATCCCGAACTGCGCATCGGCATACAGAGAACGCGGGAAGATGGGGTGCGGAGGCTTAAGGCCACGATAGAAGGCATCAACCCGGCATCGTAATGAAAGGGGGTGATTCGATGGTAGACCTTAGCGTTCTGTTCACGTCGATTGCTGGCGTATTTGCCAGTCTGGTTGCGTGGATTACGGAGTTCCTTGCGGCGATGTTTTAGTTTCCCGCGTGTGTAGCGCGGGGAGTCACGGGGCGGGAGGAATGACCCATTTCCTTACCCACGCGACGCCCGCCCCGTGACCGATACTTAGGAGGGAGTATGAGCCTTATAGCGATCGATCCCGGCATGAACGG